ATAATAAAAGTCACTTGCTTGGGTCATACGGGTTTGACCCTGTTTATTATCCAGATATTGCCTTTGACTTTCAAAAAGAAGTTATTAAAAGGGCGGTTAAAAAAGGCCGCATGGGTGTGTTTGCTGATACCGGGCTTGGTAAGACGCTTATACAGCTTTCAATAGCTGAAAATGTGCGCCGTAAAACCGGAGGCAAGGTTTTGATTTTAACGCCTTTGGCCGTTGCTTTTCAGTTTATTGGTGAAGCTGAAATGCTTGGGATTGATGGAGTTGAATATAGTAAGGACGGCGTTTTTAGTGGTGATATAATCGTTTGCAATTACGAGCGTTTGCACTACTTTAAATCAACTGATTTTGAGTGTGTTGTTCTTGATGAATCATCTATTTTAAAAAATTTCAAAGGTCAGATTAAAAGCCAAATTACGGCTTTTATTAAAAAGGTTAAGTATCGATTTATTTCAAGCGCAACACCAAGCCCGAACGATTTTACTGAATTAGGAACCAGTGCCGAAGCACTTGGTTATATGGGTTATATGGATATGCTCGGACGGTTTTTTAAGTCAACACAAAACTCAATAGACAGCAATAACCGAAATATTGGCGAAAAATTTTACCTTAAGCCACATGCTGAAAAGGATTTCTTCGCATGGGTTAACCAGTGGTCAATAATGATTAAAAAGCCGTCTGATTTAGGTTTTAGTGATGATCGTTACGATTTACCTGAACTTATTGAAAACCGCCACATTGTTAAAAATAACAGCGTTCAGGATTTAGACGGTCAAATAACTATGTTTACAAAAGTAGCAAAGACAATGACCGAAGTTAGACAAGAGCAAAAAGATACAATTAAAGACAGGTGTATAAAAGCTGTTGAACTTGCAAAGGGCAAAACATCGGTTTACTGGGTTAACCTTAACGATGAATCAGCCCTGATTAAAGAACTTGACCCGGAAGCGGTTGAGATTATTGGATCAATGACTATTGACAAAAAAGAAAAGATTTTAATGGATTTTGCAAGTGGTAAAATTAAGCGAATAATTACCAAAGCGAAAATGACCGGCATGGGTCTAAACTGGCAACACTGTAACCATTCTGTTTTTTTTCCGACTTGGAGTTATGAACAATATTATCAGGCAATCAGGCGTTTCTGGCGTTTTGGCCAAAAGCGTGATGTAACCATAGATTTAGTGTTATCAGACGGCCAAATGCGGGTACTTGACGCAATCAAAGAGAAAGCACAAAAAGCCGCCGACCTTTACGAGAATTTAGTTATCAACACTAACCGAGATTTTTCAGAAGTAGAAAAGAAAACAACCAACATTATTAAACCAACTTTTATTTAAGAGGATATTATGATTAAAGACCAAATTATTAAAGACAATTACGCTATTTATAATGCTGATTGTATGCACGTTTTGCCAGAACTTGAATCAAAATCAATTGATTTATCAGTTTATTCGCCACCGTTTGCCGGACTTTATAATTACAGTTCAAGCGCGAATGACTTTAGTAACTGCGAAACAAAAGAGCAGTTTTTAGATCAGTACGAATTTTTAATTAAAGAAATTGCAAGGGTAACTAAGCCCGGAAGAATAACAGCAGTCCATTGTACGGATGTTTTCGATAATGTTTGCCGGCTTTGGGATTTTCCCGCCGAGATTATAAAACTTCATGTCAAATATGGGTTTGAATATCGCAACCGAATAACGGTATGGAAAGAACCTTTGGCGGTTCGCATGAGAACTATGGTTCAGAGCCTTATGCATAAATTTATTGTTGAAGATACTACAAAATGTTTTACGGCCATGCCAGATTATGTGCTTATATTCACCAAAAAAGGCGAGAACGAAGTTCCAGTAACACATCCGAACGGTTTTACAAGGTACTTCGGAGCCGAGCCTGTTTTAGATCCTTTCGTAGTTGCATATAATAACGCCAACGGAACCCATTTTAATAAGTCCGATTTATGGGATTTTCTAAATAAAGAGTATGCGGTTCACGATGACCCAAAAACAAACAAACTATCTCATTTTATCTGGCGGCGTTATGCTTCAAGCGTATGGGATGATGTTAGGATTGACAATGTTCTACCTTTTAAAGAGGGAAAAGACCAAGACGATGAGAAGCACGTTCACCCATTGCAATTAGATGTAATTGATCGAATTGTGGAAATGTACTCAAACGAGGGTGAAGTTGTTCTAACCCCATTTATGGGCGTTGGCAGTGAAGTTTATAGTCCGGTGTCACTTGACCGTAAAGCTATTGGAATCGAATTAAAAGAAAGCTACTTTAAACAGGCAATTAAAAATCTTGACGAAGCCGACCGTCGATTTGCAAATAAAGCCACTCAAGAATCATTGTTTTAATAGAACGTTAAAAGTTAATCATTCTATTTAATGAATTGTACTATTTTGCGCTATTTTCGTATAATAAACACATCAAAACAACAAAGAGGCAACAAAATGTATTTAGAAAATGAAACATACGAAGCGCAGATTTTTATCTGCGACCATATTATTTATCTTGAGTCCGAGGTCGAGAACGAGGTTGAGGACGCTGTCACAAGTGGCACGCCTGAGAACTGGTATGCCGGCTCATGCCAAGCTGTAAGACAAGTTAAGCTTTTGATTAAATGTGACACGCTTGACACTGAATGGCTTACGGAAAACATCACAGATGGCATAATCTGGGCAGCGTTCGGCAATGGCGGTTATGGCGAATTGGTTGATACTGATGGTGCCGAGTTTTTCGGCAAAGATAAGGAGGTGGCGTGATGTTTGAACTATACGAAACAAAGAACGGCTGGACTGTTAAGCCCGGAGATGGCGACCGGAACCAAACGAGCCGGATATTTAACTTTATGATGATGGGTGACACGATAAGCCGATTCACTTCACTTTCAATCGGTGGCGGTATTAAGTTGCCAAGCCGAGTAAGTGAGATTAACGAGGCACTGGCCAGCTTAGACAGTAGCTTAAATGTAAGTCACAGGCGGGTAGAAACTAACCACGGCGGTTATTACTTTGTATATTTTTTAACAATGAACCAGCGTGATGAAATCAATCACGCATTGAAAGGAGTGGTAGCATGATTTTATTAGCAACAGGCATAATTATTGTGATTTTATGCGATTATTTATTATTTGGAGATTGATATGGGTACAGAATTAGAAGCAAAACAAAGCACAGAAATAACTCCAATGCAGATGATTAATAATGCAATGGAAAAAGGGGTTGATGCTGACACGCTCGGGAAAATGATGGACTTGCAAGAGCGACACGAAGCGAATCAGGCTAAAAAGGCTTATGTTCAGGCAATGAATGAATTTAGCGCCAACAGACCAAAGATTTTAAAAGATAAGGAAGTAAACTACAACACAACAAAAGGTAATACTAATTATAAGCACGCTTCACTTGATGGAATCATTCAAGCCATCACACCGGCGCTGGTTAAGTTTGGATTGTCTTATAACTGGATAACAAAGCAAGAAAACAACTTAATCGCTGTAACATGCAAAGTAACCCACATTGACGGCCACAGCGAATCAACATCAATGTCGGCGGGTGCTGACCAATCAGGCGGTAAAAACTCAATTCAAGCGGTGGGATCAACTACAAGTTACTTGCAACGCTATACGCTTTGTTCAATCTTGGGTTTGGCTGCTTCGGATGATGATGATGGACATAAGTCTGAAAGCCCTTTGATTGACGATAAGCAATTATCTATTTTAACCGATATATATGAATCTTTAAACTTTGACAAAGAGACAAAAACAAACTTTGCAAATTGGCTAAAGGGTACTCATAGAGTCGCTTGGTTTGATAAATTAAAACAAAGAGATTATGACGATGTTTTAAAAATGTTAAACAGAAAATTAAAGGAAAAAGAAAATGCTAAGTGAAGATATTTTAATTGAGCGTGCTGGTAACTTTACGGCAAGTGAAAACCATAAACTTATGGCCGGATGGGATAAACCTAAGCCCAAAGAGCCGACTTTAATCTGTCTTGCAGATGAGTTTAAGAAGATGGAATCAAAACCCCTTGTCGGGGCTGTTAAGTCCCAATTTGAGGTTGATGTAACCGGTGCTGATGTTAATGAATTATGGCAATGGGTAAGGTGGCATGATACACCTCAAGGCTTAATAACATACGCACAAGAGAAGGCGCTGGAAACATTATTCGACTTTGACCCGTCATTGTACTTTGAAACAGCGCACACGCGTAACGGTAACGAGCGCGAAATTGATGCTGTCATACGGCTTGAGAAAGCAATTAACTTAAAGTTTGACAACACCGGTAAAAAGCAAATTCACATACATAACAATGAAGTTGGCTGTACACCGGATGGCGTGGTTTTAAATAGTGATTTTTCAATCAAAACAGGATGTGAAGTAAAGTGTAAAAGCCCTTTGGTACACGCTAAAAACCTATTGATTAACAATAATGATGATTTAAAGAATGAAGCCTTTGAACATTACGTCCAAATCCAAACGCAAATGTTAGTGACTGATACGGATCACTGGTATTTTGCAAATTACAATCCTTATGCTAAAGAAAAGTCATTGCAGTTTAAGCATATCATTGTTGAACGTGATAATGAATTTATAGATATACTGGCAAAACGAATTGAGACGGCCAAGAAGATTAAGGCTGAATTTTTAGAGCGGTTTAATGATATTAGAGGTGTAAAATGAAAAATAGAGATATGCCAGCGAATCCGTTGGTTAATGAAAACGGTTCACCACACCACTATTCTGATATTGCTTTTAATAATAGAGACGGTGTTTGTGGCGGATTAACCAAACTTGAATATGCGGCTATACAGATTATGGCGGCTGATTGTGGAAATCCGCATCAGAAAGTTATTGATATGGATTACGAATCTTTGGCATTCCATTCTGTTCGGCGTGCAAATGCACTTTTTGACGAATTAGAAAAACAGGAGAATGAATAATGGCACGCGGAATTAATAAGTTTATCGGAGTTGGGAATTTGGGAAATGACCCTGAAACGCGCTTTATGCAAAACGGCAACCAAGTGACTACCATATCGGTTGGCATCGGTGAAAGCTGGAAAGATAAAGACGGCAACAAACAAGAGCGGACTGAGTGGGTGAAAGTTACCTATTTCGGAAAGCTTGCTGAGATTGTGGCGGAGTATTGCCGAAAGGGCACTCAGGTATATGTAGA